CCAAGTCCTTTGATCACTCGTTGTAAATTTTCGTAATAGGTATTGGTTTCTTGGACCAGTTGTCCGGTATCGCCTTCAAATATCTGTCCATGATTGGCTCTACGAAAACGGCTTAGCAAATTGATTTCTTCCACTATTCCCACAATGTGTTGTCCACGTGGATCATATGGTTTGCCACCTTGGCGTACATGTTCTAACATGGCACGGCCACCTGATAGTTTGGTAAATGGTAGTTTAAAACGTTCGCCATCTGCAGTTTCAATATATAGGCTTTCTACGTAACGGAAACGTGCGTCATTTTCGCCCAAGGGTCGCTTGTGCTTGACCATGAGTCTTGCTTCAGTGGCTGGCCCTAGCCAACTGGTGGTTCTGTTTCCCGACCAGGATTCAAACAAACCTTCTTTGATTGCAGCTTGCCCTTGCATGCTGTAGCGCAATCGGTTGATGTTCTTTATGCCAAAACTCATGTGATTTCTGATACTAAAATCTTTGAGCTGTTCCAAGAAAGCAAACCAACTTTGCTTGTCTTCGCCTTCCATGGTGCGACCCACATTGTCAGCACAGAACACAGTGAGTTCGCCATCGTCTCCTAACAGTATCACAATAGTACCGTAATCTTTGCCAGACTCTGCACGAAACTCAAAACTAAACATTTCTGCTTGTTTGGGATCTGGCGCAGGTTTTCCACGAACATCCAGCATGTTGGGATCAAAATCTCTGCTGGTCAAGAGATCAAAAAGTTTAAGAGCGGCGTTTTGCTGTGACATAGTAGTGTATTTAGTCGTTATCTACGTATACTGATAAAGGGCATGGGAGCAATAATTACGTCTCCATGATCTCGCATTTGGCTGTCCATCTCTGTGTGATAGGTTTGAAGCAATTGCATCATGCGTACTGCCAACAAGGCTGCCATGACCAAATCGTCAGTTTCTCCGGGTTTGGCCGCATAACTAACACCTTGCGCCACAAAGGTTTTTAATTCCGATATCAGTGGAATACTGCGTATTTTCATGCGCCCCGAGTCTATCAGTGTTTTAAACTTGTTGCAGGCAGCTAATTTGGGTTTTTGTGTGGTATTAAATCCTTTGCGATATCTGCGCCCACTACTTCCACCGTTGGGATCGCTTAAAAAATATCCTTCAATGTTTTCTTCACCATATTCTGCAATGGATATCAATGCAGCTTCGCCGATGGTGTTGTTTTCAATGCTGTAATAAACTTTTTGTGGATCTTTGACTACTTCATTTATGTGTCGACAGATGTCAGCTAGTATTCTGACTTGTTCTGGTATGGGCGTTCTGTTGTGGCGCCACTCGCCGATTTGTTCTGTGGTATTGGCTTCAAGTATCTGTATGGCAGCCGGATCTCCACCTGTACCCAAACTGGGATCTAATGCAACTACGTAAATTCTATCTGGCCTAGGTTTTTGGTACCAACGCACCTGTCCTGTGCGATATGCAGGTTCAATGCCGTATAATTCAATTAATTTGGTAGGAGCTATCAATGTTTCATCATTGATAATAAATTCGCAATCCATTTCACGGCGAAAACGATCTTCACCTAGTTGTGCTCGTTGTTCTTCAGCCCACTTTTGGTCACGGTCTGGGTGTTCGTGCCAGTAACTGCGATAGGCTTTGAATCCATTGATACCAACCACTGTGGGATTACCGTATGAATCTTCGCAACGATTGGCACCTTTCCACAGTAGTGCAAACTGATCTTCATCACTATTAGGAGTGCTAGTTATAATTGCCTTACCACCAGTTGCTAGTGTAGGTGATATGGATGTCCAAAATTCTTTGGCTATACCAGGTCGCACAAATGCAAACTCATCTGCGTATAACAATGATATACTCATACCCCGGCCGGTGTTTTCTGTTGTGGTTGTTGATACTATACGACTACCGTTTTCAAAGTCTAAATTACCTTTGTTATAACTGGTACATCCTGCACGAATATGGTCAGGACATAGTTCGTATGCATATCTAATACGTTGCATGATCTCTTGTGAACCTGTGTATTTGTGTGCCGCTATCAATATGGTTGAATCAGGTATAAACATGGCATACCATAACAAGTATCCGGCAGCCGATGTAGATTTGCCGGTTTGTCTTGGCATCATTGATATACTAAAACGATGTTGATGATATGTTTCAATCAATCGTTCTTGATATTCAAACGGGTGATACAACATCTTCCCACGAGTTGGATGTTGTATATGAAAATAATGATCCATAAAATACATAGGTCCTGTTACAGGATCTGCGCATTTTATAAAATCATCTAGCTGCTCTTCCGTGAAGCTTTGGCGTTTGTGTGGGGTTTTGACTAGTGCTGATTCTGCGGCCACAGTAGCTCTCCAAATTCTGGCCAAAGTCTAGCAAACTCACCAGCTTTGTCGGTATGATATTTGTTTTCGATATTGTTAACAAATGTTTTTAATTGTGTTAATCTAGCAGAGTCTCCTTGTTCTTTTGCGATATATGTAGAAAATGCTAAATCAAATAACTCTTGCTCTTGCGAATCTATTTCAAAAGTATCATACATTTTTTGAATTTCTTTTGCAGCCAGCACAGCGATTTCTTTCCCGTAATTTCTAGGATCTAATTCCGAAGGTGTTCCTAAATTTTGCCATCGTATTATCAGCCCACGATCTTGTGCAAATGTTTTCAACTCACATAGTCTTGTGGCATTATATAAATTATAAACTGCATGTATTCCTGCCCAGTGCCCGTTATTTTTAATTAAGTCTTGCACAAGATCAAGATTGTGCAACATCTGATTCCAGTCAGCACCATATCTTACATACTCAAATTTATCACCTATATTATCAAAACTGATTGACCATCCAACTCGTTGCCGTTGGCTTAATTTTTTAAATATGCGATTATTTTCTAAAGGGTTGCTGAGATTTGTTATGATTGTGATTACGCAATCAGGCGGGATAACATCTAGCAATCTTTCATTTTCTGGTAACAATAAAGGCTCACCACCAACCAGTGCTACTTCTTTCACTTGATCATAGTGTTGTTGTATAAAATCGCAAACATCTGTATAATAATGCCTAGTATCAGCCGATACAGATATCTTTTGTAAACTAGCCCATTTGGAACTATCCTTAGGTCCACAATAATTGCAACTCAAATTACAAGTTGTATTCCATCTAACATCAATAATGGTCGGAAAGTGATATGTTAGCCCTGCTTGTGCATAATCAAAATTAGGATTAGCTGAATTGTGCCAAGAGCGTTCACTGTCGCCTCCGTGACGTTCTCTGTCTATGCAATTTGAGCAGTAGTCGTGTAACTGTCCTTGGCTTATGGAATGTCGAATTTCTTGAAGTTTAGGACCATCAAGTATTTGATCAATTGTTTGATTGTTAAGATTGCCCAGCATGTTAGGATTGCCAGCACAACATGTTTTAACATCGCCTCTGACATTGATGTGCAGGCCCCTCCAGGGAGCCGCACAATAAAAATTACTCATTAGTCGTCAGACGCACCAGCACCACATTTGGCACGTTTGGCCTGCGTTAGCTTTCCAAAGTCCACTGGCCATTCTTTCCCAGGAGGTACTTCTTGTGCTCCAGTAGGAAATGCAAATTGTACGCCAGCCGCCTGTTCAATTTGTTGTATGGGCAAACGGAACTTGGTCAAATCATTGCCCAAGTTAGGGTATGGTGCGACGTGTGGAAATGCCCAGCCAGCAATTTGACCTGTTTGATTGTTGATCACAATTTTGTAAAAACCATGTGGCACAACAACACCTTTGCCAATGGTTTTATCTTGTGCGTTATACACACCACCTGCAATCACTGTGTAGCTGTTGTTGCCTTGTACTGCCCACCCACGCACCGAAGTTTCCAGTAATTTCCAAATTCCACGGTTGAGTGACCCTGCTTGTGGGCTCATGTTGGTCATTAGGAATGATTCGTACTCGACTTGTGGATCCCAGCTCAAGTCTCCGTCCGGAGCCATGTGTCCTTGGTCGTAGCCAGTGGCTGCATAGTCTTGTGGCGTAGCGCCATTGGG